TGAAACCATGATTCCTATTGTTTCAAGAACTTTATTTGTTATGGATCAACAAGGTGTTATAGATCTACCGTTAAAAGTAGATGGTGTTGAAGTTAAAGTTACACCTGTATCACCATTAGCCCAGGCTCAGAAGTTACAAGAAGTTAATGACGTTATACAATATATGCAAATAGCAAACAGCATGGGTACACAAGGACAATTAACATTAAGCGTTCCAAGGATCTTACAGTTTGTTGCTGCACAATTAGGTATTGACCAAGGATTGTTAGCAACACAAGAAGAACAACAACAAGCAATGGCGCAGTTGCAAGAAATGATGCAACAGCAACAACAAGTAGCACCAACACAAGGAGGGGCATAAGCTAAAAAACTATGGCAGAGGAAGGATGGGAAGGATGGGAAAGTCTGGTTCCCGGTTTAGTTGATAAACCTAAAGCAGACGATATAGATATCCTATACGGTAAAGTTTTTAAATCACCCGAAGGACAAAAGGTCCTCAATCACCTTAGAAGTATTACCATTGATAGACCTAGTTGGTCGCCTGGCGAAGATCCCAGTTTGGGATATGCACGTTCAGGTGCAATGGAAATTGTAAGAATGATTGAAAAAAGATTAGAAAGGAGTAGCAATGTCTGAAGAACAAGTACAAGAACAAGAAGAAAGATTAGTAAACCCACAGGAAGTAGATAACGATTCTCAAGAAGAAGCACCTATTCCTGTATATGAGGAGGTAAAAGCTGATGACAGCAATCAAGAAAACAACCAAGAAGAAAATGAAAAAATCGAAAGACCTGACTACTACCCAGAAAAGTTCTGGGGTGAAGAAGGTCCAGACATCGAAAAGCTCGCCAAAAGCTACAACGAACTCGAAAAGCAATTCCGCTCAGGAAAGCACAAGGCTCCAGATGGTGATTACAACATTGAAGCGTTGGTTGAGGATGGCTTAGATCCAGAAGATCCTGGACTTGCTATTATCACTGAGTGGGCAAAAGAAAACGGTGTTAGTCAAAAAGCCTTTGATGAATTAACACAACAGATTTTTGCGCAAACCAAAGATATTGCAGAACAACAAGAGCGTGATTTGCAATCTGAAATGCAAAAGCTTGGACCAAATGCTAAAGAAAAAATAGCTATGGCTGAAAGATTATTAACTAAAGCACCTCTTACACCCAATGAAAGAGATACACTAGCTAATACTCTAAATAGCGCACCTGCTATCAATGCTTTCTTAAAATACCATCAATCTATTACCAATGAATCTATACCTGTTAATGCTGTAGTAAATACTCCACAAATATCTAAATTAGACTTAGAACAAGCCATTGCAGATCCTAGATGGAAAACAGATGCAGCCTGGAGACAGAGTATTGAGAAACAATGGATGGAAGCAAATAGTTAAAAAGCTTGCATAAATTATTGTTTTAGTTTACAAATAGAGTGTTGGATAACCATTCGGCCCAACTACGTGGTGAACCCATTAGTCGGTAGGTCTATAACCTACAAGTAACCGCCCTCTATGGCTAACGGTGTGCGATAAGTTAATTTTTATTTTTAATTTTATTGGAGAGTACCAATGGCTCAAAATGTAAGCACAGCGTTTGTAACTCTGTTTGAATCAGAAGTTAAACAAGCGTATCAAGGTGAAGCATTATTACGTGGCACAATGCGCGCTCGCTCAAATGTACAAGGTAACACCGTCAAATTCCCTAAAATTGGCAAAGGTGTTGCTAGCGTTCGTGTTCCACAAACTGATGTAACACCTCTAAACGTTACTTACTCACAAGTCACTCTTTCATTGACAGATTATATTGCTGCAGAATACAGCGATATTTTCCATCAGTCTCACATCAACTTTGATGAGAGGAGAGAACTCGTTGAGGTAGTATCAAAATCAATCGCTAGAAGAATGGATCAAATCTGCATAGATGCACTTGATGCTGCTGCTAGCCCTTCAACTGTTGCTACTTCTGTAGGTGGCGCAGGCTCAAACATGAACATCGAAAAACTACGTGCTGCTGCTAAAGCACTTAATGAGAACAATGTTCCTTCTGAGGACAGATACCTTCTCATGCACGCTAGCCAACTAGATGCTCTATTAGGCGAAACCGAAATCACCAGCGCAGACTATGCTGCTGTGAAAGCTCTTGTTCGTGGCGAAATCAATACGTTCATGGGCTTCAACATCCTAACCATGGGTGATCGTGATGAAGGTGGACTTCCAAAACCATCAACTCGTACTTGCTATGCATGGCATAAAGATTCTTTAGGTTATGCAGAATCAATGGCGCAAAAAACCGAGGTGAACTATGTTCCTGAGAAAACATCTTTCTTAGTAAGCTCAATGTTCTCTGCTGGCGCAATCGCTATTGACGATGAAGGCATTGTACAAATTAGCTGTACTGAATAAAGGAGGTAGATCATGGCATATTCATCAACTGGATGGTCAACTGTTTCTGCTTCTAAAGCAGGTAACAGCGTGGCTTTATACGCATATTCATCAGCAGATGCAATCGGAGATATAAATACTGCTGGGTATTTCAATACCCTATCTGACGTTCTTAACGTTGGAGATATTATCTTCGTAAGATCTTCCACTGGTGGAACTCAAGCAGTTAGCATTTGTTATGTAGCTTCAAACTCAGGTGGCGTTGTTGACGTTACTGATGGTTTGACAGTTACCTCTACAGATTCTGACTAAACCAACCGGGTATGGGGGCTTAACCGCCCCCTACCTACTTAGGATTTATTTATGGCAGCAGGCGATACAGACTTAAGCATTTGTTCAGACGCATTAATACTCATGGGGGCATCGCCCCTTTCCTCGTTTACTGAAGGAACAGATGCAGCACAGGCTTGTAGTCGCTTATATTATGATGTCAGAGATACTTTGATTGGCCGATATCCTTGGTCATGGAGTATGAAAAAAGTAGAACTAGGACAGTTAGTTACTGCTCCTATCAATGAATGGACTTATTCCTATCAATTACCAGGTGATATGTTATCTGGTGTTATTGCAGTCTTTGCAAGCAACGGTAATACAGAAAGACCAATGCACCATGGATGGGAAATATACGAAGATAAGTTATTCACAAACTTACCCACAGTCTATATAGATTATCAATACACAGTTTCAGAAAGTAAGATGCCACCCTACTTTGTGCATTTACTTAAACACGCTTTAGCTGCTGAATTATCAGTAGTAATTACCGATCAAATATCTAAAGCAGATTACTATAACAATGTAGCTTTTGGTACACCCGGAGAAAATCTTAGAGGTGGATTATTTAGACAAGCAATGAATACGGATAGTCGTGGCAAACCACCAGAAGTTATTGAGGATTATTCGCTTATAGATGTAAGAGGTTAAGATGGCTAAGATCGTTCAGTTTCAGACGAACTTTAGTGTTGGCGAACTTGATCCATTACTAAAAGCAAGAACTGATCTTGACCAATATCAAAACGCTTTAGAGACAGCAACTAACGTATATGTACAACCACAAGGCGGTGTAAAGCGTAGAGACGGTCTTAAGTTTATACATGACTTCGGTAGTTCTTTTACCAAGTTCAAGCTCATACCTTTTGAGTTTAGTGTTAATGATAGTTATACCTTAGTCGTTGTAGCTGGTCGTATTTATGTATTTAAAGCTGGCGTATTACAAACCAACATTAATTCATCAGGCAATGATTATATAACAGCAACCGCAATAACAGCAGATATGATTGATGAACTCAATTATACTCAAGCGATTGATACTATTATTCTAGCTCATGGTGATTTACATCCATACAGACTAGTACGTGATGCTGATACTGAATGGACTTTTGAGCAATTAGATTTATCTTTTATTCCTCAATATCCATTTACCCAGGATTACCATGAACCTACCTTTACTGTTACTCCTAGTGCTACCACAGGCAATATTACTTTAAACGCATCTTCAGTTACTACTGATACAGGTACAGCCCAAGGTGGTGGCGCAGATACTATTACATTAAAAGCAGCATCAAGTTTTACTACTGATGACCAACCTAACGGTATGTTTATAGAAATTACATCTGGTACAGGCGCAGGACAAACCAGGCACGTAGAAGATTATGTAGCTGCAACTAAATTATTATCAGTCTTTCCAGCATGGGATACTGCACCAGATGCAACATCTAGCTATGATATTAAGGCATACAAACCAGCAGCAGTAGGTGAATACGTTAATGTTAAAAACGGATTCGGTAGAGCTAGAATTGTACAATATGTTTCTGCCACATCAGTCAAAGCATACGTTACTATTCCTTTCTTTGATACATCAGCCATTACATCAGGCAACTGGGAATCAGAGCATGGTTACGAGAATACCTGGTCAGATACAAGAGGATGGCCTAAAGCTGTAACCTTCCATCAACAACGATTATATTTTGGTGGTACAGATGCAAGACCTAACACAATATGGGGTTCTAGGATTGCTGATTACTTTAACTTCGATCCTGGCACTGCATTAGATGATGAAGGTGTAGAAGCTACGATTAACACCAATCAGCTAAACGTTATTACTAATATTACCTCATCAGGTGATTTAAGAATCTTTACTACTGCATCTGAGTTTGTAGTGGCTCAATCATTTGGAGAACCTATTACTCCATCTAACTTCCAGGTTAAAGCACAATCAAGATATGGCAGTAAGCCTGGTGTACCGATTGAAGATCTAAACGGTGCTACGGTATTTGTACAAAGACAAGGTAAATCA